AATGTAGCTAATGAAGAGCTAGACTTACAACTACCTACACCTGTGGGATACAGAGTGTTGGTGGCACTACCAGAAGTAGATGATAAATTTGAAGGAACTCAACTTCTAAAAACTGATAAAGAAAAACATTATGAAAACATACTGTCTATTATAGGAGCAGTTATTGATATGGGTGATGAAGCCTATAGTGATAAAGAAAGATTTCCTACAGGCCCATGGTGCAAAAAAGGAGATTATGTAATGTTTAGAGCCAATACAGGCACAAGATTTAAAATTGATGGGAATGAATATCGTCTTATGAACGATGATTCTATAGAAGCTGTTATAGCTGACCCTCGTGGCATACAAAGAGCATAGGAGGATATAGTGGCATTTCAAAAAGTAGAATATACATTTCCAGATGATAAAGATAATAAAAAAACTGATATTGAGGTTGAAAAGTCTAGTGCTATTGAAATTGACATATCAGGTAAGTCTAAGCCAGAAGAAAAGGCAGAAGATAAAAGTAAGCCCGCAGATAGTAAGGCTAGCGATAAAGATGACATGGAAATCGAAGTCGTTGACGATACGCCAAAAGCTGACAGAAACCGCAAGGTATCTGAGCCACCTACAGATGTAACTGAAGAAGAGCTAGGTGAATACTCTGAAAAGGTACGTACTAGAATAAAACATTTTAGTAAGGGCTACCATGATGAAAGACGAGCAAAAGAAACAGCAGAACGTGAAAAGAACGAGCTAGAACGTTTTTCTCAACAACTCATGGAAGAGAATAAACAGTTAAAAGGAGCTGTAGGTAAAAACCAAACAGCTATGCTTGAACAAGCTAAGAAAGCTAATGAAAATGAACTAGCAATAGCTAAAAAAGCTTATAAAGAAGCATATGATGCTGGAGACACAGATGCTGTACTTGCAGCACAGGAAACATTAACAGCTGCTAAGATTAAAGCTGATAAATTAGAAAATTTTAAAGTTCCTGCTTTACAGGAAGAAAATACTCCTGTAGAACAAAATAAAGAACCCGCTCCAGCAATGGATGCACGAACCAAAGAATGGGCAGACGCTAATACTTGGTTCGGTACCGATGATGAGATGACAAGTCTCGCACTGGGGTTGCATAATAAACTTGTCAAAGACAAAGGGCAATCATATGCCCGAACTGAAGAGTACTATGAATCTATAGATGCTCGGATGCGAGAATTGTTCCCAAGTTATTTTGGGGAGGAGGTTGAAAAACCAAAGGAGGTTGAAAAGCCAAAGCGAAGTCCAGATGTGGTTGCACCCGCTACACGGAGCACGGCCCCTAAAAAGGTCACTTTATCGCAAACACAAGTGAACATAGCTAAAAGGCTTGGAGTACCGTTAGAATTATACGCCAAAAAGGTTGCAGAAGAAATGAGGAAAGATAATGGCTGAAAACAGACTTGATAGAGAACTTGAAACACGAGAAAGAACAACCCGTAGAAGAGCTTGGCAGCGTCCAGAGACTTTACCGTCTCCTAATCCCGAGCCCGGATATACTTTCCATTGGGTAAGGGTTAGCACTCAAGGACAAGTTGATCCCACTAACGTATCCTCAAAACTCAGAGAGGGTTGGGAACCCGTAAAGGCAACAGACCATCCAGAAATAACTATTGTTAATATTGAACAAGAGAAGTTTAAAGACAACGTTGTTATTGGTGGGTTAATGCTTTGTAAGGCTCCAACTGAACTAGTTGAAGAAAGGACTGCACATTTTAAACAGCAGACCGATAATCAAATAAAGTCAGTAGACAACAATCTTATGAGAGAAAATGATCCTCGTATGCCTTTATTTAATGATAGGAAAACGAAGGTCACTTTCGGAAAAGGTAATTAATTTTAATATAGGATAATTTAGGAGACTAATTATGGCTTATCCAAACCTTGATGCCCCTTACGGGCTCGTACCTGTTGGTTTGATTGGTGGTCGATCCTACGTGGGTGCTACTCGCCAAATGAAAATAGCTAGTAACTATGGTACAGCTATTGGTAAAGGTGATTTAGTGAAGCGTGTGAATGACGGAACTATTGAACGTGACGGGAGCACAACAGCTCTTCCAGCTACTGGCACATTAGGTGTCTTCATGGGCTGTCAGTATACTGACCCAAATACTAGTCAGTTAACATTCAACAACCAATATCCTGGCAGCATTGTTGCTAGTGACATTGAAGCATTTGTTGTTGATGATCCTGACATTATATTGAAAGCAGCTATTTGCTCTTCAGGTACAACAATGGCAACATTAGGAAGAACTGTTATTGGTAACAAAGCTTCAATCATTAGTAATACATTAAATACTGCTAATGGGCGATCAAAGTTAGCTATCAACAACTCTGTTGCTACAACTTCAACATTACCATTTCAAATTATTGATGTAGTTGACAGCACAAAGACTGGTAGCGATACCTTTCAAGAAGTGCTTGTTATTTATAGTACACATACAGACAATGGTAGTAACGTGTTCATTGGTGGACATGCTTACCGTAACCCAGTCGGCTTGTAGGAGGTATAGACAATGGCAATATCAAGAGCTCAATTACTTAAAGAACTACTTCCTGGATTAAATGCTTTATTCGGTATGGAGTACGCAAAGTACACTGAAGAACATACTGAGATTTTTGAAGCAGAGACTTCAGATCGTTCTTTTGAAGAAGAAACTAAGTTGTCAGGGTTTTCTGCAGCACCAGTCAAAGACGAAGGTTCAGCCATCGAATATGACACTGCTCAGGAAGCGTTTACAGCTCGCTACACACACGAAACTATTGCAATGGGCTTCACACTTACTGAAGAAGCTATTGAGGATAACTTGTATGATTCATTATCAGCTCGTTATACTAAGGCACTAGCTCGTGCTATGGCGTACACAAAACAAGTCAAAGCAGCTTCAATTCTGAACAATGCTTTTGACTCTGGTACCACTTACGGTGATGGAGTGGAACTATGTTCTACAGCACACCCATTGGTTTCAGGCGGTACTAACTCTAATGAGTTTACCACACCAGCTGACCTTAACGAGACTTCATTAGAAGCCGCAGTTATTCAGATTTCTGGTTGGACAGACGAACGTGGGCTTCTAATTGCAGCTAGACCACGAAAGTTAGTAATTCCATCAAACCTACAGTTTGTGGCAACTAGATTGCTAGAAACAGAAGGACGTGTTGGAACTGCAGACAATGACTTAAATGCGATTAAGAACAACGGTTCTATTCCAGAAGGTTACACTATCAATCACTATTTGACTGATACAGACGCTTTCTTCCTTATGACTGACGTTCCAAATGGCTTGAAGCATTTTACACGTAGTCCAATGGCAACATCTATGGATGCTGACTTTGACACAGGTAACAGTAGATATAAAGCAAGAGAAAGATATAGCTTTGGCGTATCTGATCCGCTAGGTATCTTTGGTTCCCCAGGGGCCTAACTAAAATTTAAAGGGTGGCTTGATAGTCACCCTTTTTTACTATATACTAAAATAAATTAACCTTGACAGCGTAAGCTGACACTGGCCAAGACAAGGAGAATGACATGGCTAATACAACTTTTAACGGTGCAGTCCGCTCCGAAAACGGATTTAAAACAGTAACAAAAAGCTCTGCTTTAGGAACATTTACTGAACAAATTGTTGCTACAAGTGGTGGTGTTCTTGAAGTGCAAAAAGTTGCTACTTCTGGAAGAGATAACATAGTTGCTGCAGGAACAACAACTGGTGCAAACAATGCTAGTTTAGGCACAGCAGCTACAATTTTTAATATTGCACCTAACGCACATGGTTCTGGTATTGCTGATGCAGCAATTAATACCTTCATAAATAAGGTAGGTGGAGATATTGTTACCACAATTCTTGTAGACCTTCACGGAGGTTTAGCATCTGGTGGAGCTGCTGATGATATTATCGGTACAGACGGTGGAGCAGCAAACGCTTACATAGCCGAACTTACTAAAGAAGTTAATGGCATTCCTTATAAATTAGAGTTTATTTGTCTGGAAGTACCTACAGGCGGTGATCCGGATATTAATTTGGTATGCTCTGCAACAGGCACATCAGCAGAAAATGCTGCTGTAACAAGTGGTACAGTTCTATTTAACAATGGTGACCTAACTCTAGGTTTACATAATGAAGCAGACGCAGGAGCTACTCTAGCAGCTTTGAGTAAGAAGTTTCTTTATCTAACTTGTGGCGATGCTACAGATGCTGCTTATACAGCAGGTAAACTTGTAATTAAAATCCATGGTGCGGCTTTCGATTTTAATAACGACTAATTTGTGAGGGCTATATTATGGGAATATCAGATGTAAAGGCTCTCACCATAAATGATGAGAATGCTTCGGATGATGACAGATTAGTTACAGCAGCTAGACCTAACACGTCAGCTACCATGGCAAACACTACGTTTGCTGGGGGTGCAGCTAGGAATGTCATAGTAACAACAACTGGTACAGGTGATAACGCTAAAACCTGTACCATAACAGGCACAGATGTCTTTGGTGACGCCATGACAGAAACCATAACTTCTACTGGTTCTGCTGAGGCTGTTGCAGGGACTAAATTATTTCTTACAGTGACTGCTGTAGAGTGCTCTGCACAGTACGCAGCAAACATAAAAGTGGGTTCGGGAACATTATGTGCTCAAGCTGTGCTGGGAAGTGGCAGAGTCAGGCTTAAAGGAATGTCTATAGTATCAGGTGGAACTGCAGGGACTGTAGAGTTTATTAACGGAGCTCCTGAAGATGGTACTACTGTATTTAAAGCCAGAACTATTGGCACGGCAAATACAACTACTGATAGAACAATACCCGTAGAAGGTGTGTTGTTTGAAAATGGACTAACAATAAAATATACGCTTGATGTAGTGGATATGTTAACAGTATTTCATGCTTAGAGGAGAATCTTATGAATAGAGCTGATATGCAAATGCAAACTAAAGGTAAAATGAAAAAGAAGATGATGTCTGGCGGAGGCAAATTGAAAAAGAAGATGATGTCTGGCGGAGGCAAATTAAAAAAGAAGATGATGTCTGGCGGTGGGGCATTGAAAATGGTTACCAATAAACAAGGTGACAAAGTACCATTTTATGCTGCTGACGGTGTAGGCAAAATGAAAAAAGGTGGAGCCGTTAAGATGAAAAAAGGTGGTTCTATCATGAAAATGAAAGGTGGCGGTAACGTTAAATCTAAGAATGGCTCAAAAGGTGGTAAAAAAGGAGGCAAGACTAGAGGTTCTGGAATCGCTATGAAGGGAGTTAGACCTGCTAAAATGGTTACTATGAAGGGTAGTAAGTGACAACCTTTGAACCTTATGGGCCTAAATTTCCAGAGTTAAATGCAGCGGCTCAGTCTGGGCGGGGTGAAATAAAAGAAGCACTTAGGGTATTTCAAATAAACCCCGCAGCTATGACTCCTCTTCAGAGAACACTACAACAACAGTTTTCTGAGTGGAAAAATTCGTCTGGTAAGAAAAAAGGTGGAACTGTTAAAAGAAATAAACCTAAGCCCAAAAAAGGCTCTACTGTTCGTGGAGCAGGAATTGCTAGGCAAGGTGTTAGAAAAGCAAAAATAAGATAAGGAGATTATATGTCAGATTTAAAAATGGTTGAGATTGGCACTGATAAGAAGGGTGAATCTCTATACAATGTAAGACATAAAAATGGAGAACTTGTTTCTACAAAAGCACTTTCTATGAAAGAAGCTGAAAAGATGATGCAGGGGTCTACAAAAAAAGGGAATACTAAAACTAAAAAAGATGTTGAATAATGGCTACTTCGGGAACCACAGCATTTAATTTAGATTTTACGGAGATAGCTGAAGAGGCTTGGGAACGTGCTGGAAGAGAGATGAGGTCTGGATACGACCTGGCTACAGCTCGTAGGTCTATGAACCTCATGACCATAGAATGGCAGAACCGTGGTATAAACATGTGGACAATAGACGAAGGAACTATATCTGTAACAGCAGGCACAGCACAGTATAATTTACCAGCCGACACAATAGATTTGTTAGATCAGGTTATAAGAACAAATGCAGGTAATGCTTCTACACAGTCTGACCTTACTATAAGCCGTATAGGGGTAAGCACTTACTCATCTATACCAAACAAACTATTAACAGGTAGGCCCATACAGGTATTTATAGAAAGATTAATTACACCAAGAATAAATTTATGGCCTGTTCCTGACCAAAGCTATACATTCGTATATTTTCGTATGAGAAGAATAGAAGATGCTGGTAGTGGTGCAGAAACCTCAGATGTAGTATTTAGGTTTTTACCTTGTTTAGTGGCGGGGTTAGCATACCACATAGCCATGAAAGTTCCTGAGTTAATGGGTAGAATTGATATGTTAAAGAAAGCATATGAGGAACAGTATACATTAGCTGCTGGAGAGGACAGAGAAAAGACATCAGAAAACTTTGTCCCTAGAATAGGTAGGATATAATATGCCGTCTAAGTTTGCTTCAAGTAGAAATGCACTAGCCATATGCGATATATGTGGATTTCAATACAAGTTAAGAGAACTAAGAAATGTAATAACTAGAGGGACAGATACAAATATAAGAGCGTGTCCTGAATGTTGGAATGGAGACCATCCTCAAAATGAACTAGGTAGATACCCTGTGCATGACCCTCAAGCATTACAAGACCCCAGACCAGACTTTGCAGAGTTACATGATAGCAGAAATATACAGTATGGGTTTAACCCTGTAGGGCGTGACAAAGACCCATTTAGCTTGACTCCAAACACTTTAGTAGCT